AGAAGATCGAGGCGAACTATCCAAAGACTTTTACGATGCTAGAGTATAATTAAAGGAATTAGAGATGAAGTTATTTACAGAGATTGTTGAAGACGTTAAACTCATTGCTGAAGCAAAAGAGGATGGCGGCAAAGACTATTTTATTGAAGGTGTCTTCCTACAAGGTAATATTCAGAACCGTAATGGTAGAGTATATCCAATGGAAACTTTAGATAAAGAAGTAGCTCGTTACACTCTAGAGAACGTTCAGAAGAGACGTGCTTATGGTGAGCTTGGACATCCAGCTGGACCTACAATCAATCTCGAACGAGTCTCTCACATGATTACAGATCTGAAAAAAGATGGTGATAATTATATTGGTAAAGCCAAGATTATGGACACCCCTTATGGTCAGATTGTAAAGAATCTCATGAAGGAAGGCGCTCAGTTGGGTGTGTCCTCTAGAGGTATGGGTACACTAAAACCCAACAAAAACGGCGTGAACGAAGTCCAGAGTGATTTCCAACTCGCTACCGCTGCTGATATCGTAGCTGATCCTTCTGCCCCCGATGCTTATGTACGCGGTGTTATGGAATCCTGTGAATGGGTCTATAATATTGCATCAGGTAATTGGGAAGCAGTATCGGCAATCGAAGAGGTGGTGGACACCGGTAGAAGGTCTAGTAAACGGCTTGAGGAAAGAAAGCTTGAACTCTTTAATAAATTCCTCAATGCAATTCGCTAGATTAAAGTTATTATAAATAAGTTAGAGATACAGATTTCAAAAGGAGTCTTAAAATGACAGACAAAACTGAACAGCTTGATGAGTTCCAGGCTAGCATGGGTGATCCTTCGTCGGTGCCAGAACCTACTGCTACAAAATCATCGAAGCGTAAAGCTGATAAGGAAGGTGGCGATAAAGCCATCCCTAAACTAACACGTTCCGGAATGGTTGGCCAAATGGTAGGCAAGCTATCAGGAATGAATAAAGAAGGCGTATCAAGCGCCTATAGTACCATGTTTGGTAAGGGGGCCCCTGATAAGTCCGCTGCTAATATGGCCACTATTAAAGGTATGAAAGAAGAAGTTGCTGAAGTATTTGGTAACGACGAGCTTTCAGAAGAGTTCATGGAACGCGCCGAGACAGTATTTACTGCTGCAGTGAATGCTCGTGTTGCCGTAGAATTGGCTCGCCTTGAAGAAGAATTTGAAGCTAAAGCACATGATGCCCAAGCCGAGATTGAAGAAGAATTAACTGCTAAGGTTGATCAGTATACAACATATGTTGCTGAGCAATGGTTGAAAGACAACGAAGTAGCAGTAGAGTCCTCAATTAAAGTAGAATTGGCTGAGTCACTGCTTGGTGGTCTTAAATCACTTATCGAAGATCACAACATTGCTGTAGATGACGAGAAAATTGATCTCGTTTCTGAAGCACAAGCTTCCCACGAAGAGATCGAAGCACGTCTTGACGAAGAGACTAATGCTCGTTTAAATCTCGAAAAAGAAATTGAAGAGCTGAAAAAAGAAAGATCTATCCAGGCAGCTGGTGAGACTCTTACTGTTGTTCAGCAAGAGAAACTACAGTCTATGGCTGAAGGTATTGAGTATGATAACCTTAGTGACTTTGAAAAGAAACTTGACGTCATTAAGGAAACATATTTTGCTTCTAAGAGCATCGTAACCGAAGAGGTTGTCGAAGAGCCCCTCGACGAAGCAGAAGAAAAGGCTGCAATCGATCCATCAATGGAAAGATATGCTAGCGCTATTTCGCGTACACTAATTCGCTAAATATAATGAAACTTATAAAGGTACAATAAAGGAGAGCAAATCATGGACCTTAATAAAAACTTGGTGCAGAAATGGCAGCCGATTCTTGAGCACACTGAACTACCTACAATTCAGGATTCTCATCGTCGCGCGGTCACTGCACAGCTTCTGGAAAATACAGAAGTAGCCCTCAAAGAGGGTTCTGCATTCTCGACTCAGCAATTGCTGGGCGAGGCAACTCACACACCAACCAATGCTACCGGCACTGATGTTGACAACTACGATCCAGTATTGATTTCTCTGGTTCGTCGTGCAATGCCTAACCTGGTTGCTTATGACATGTGCGGCGTTCAGCCAATGTCTGGCCCAACCGGCTTGATCTTTGCAATGCGCAGCAAGTATGAGAATCAGTCTAATTCTGCTTCTGAAGCATTCTACAATGAAGCAGACACTGCGTTCTCTTCTGTTGTTAGTAATGCTAATACTATTGGTAATAAGAATGTTGGTACTGATTTCGACGGCAACAGCACTAACGCTGATCTTGCTGCTAACGGTACTTACAACTTTGCTGGTGGCATGTCAACTAACCAAGCTGAAGCTCTTGGTAATGCATCTAATACTGCATTCCCAGAAATGGCTTTCTCGATTGAAAAAGTATCAGTAACAGCAGAGTCTAGAGCTCTTAAAGCTGAATACACAATGGAGCTAGCTCAGGATCTTAAAGCAATTCACGGCCTTGACGCTGAAACAGAATTGTCTAACATCTTGACTTCTGAAATCTTGGCTGAAATCAACCGCGAAATCATCCGTACTATCAACGTATCGGCTAAGAAGGGTGCTCTTACAGACACTACTACTGCTGGTTTCTTTGATCTGGACACTGATTCTAACGGTCGTTGGTCTGTTGAAAAATTCAAAGGCTTGATGTTCCAAATTGAGCGTGATGCTAACCAAATTGCAAAAGATACTCGTCGCGGTAAAGGTAACGTCCTGATCTGTTCTTCTGATGTAGCTTCGGCATTGCAGATGGCAGGCGTTCTGGATTACACTCCAGCCCTTAACTCTAACAACTTGCAAGTAGATGACACAGGTAATACCTTCGCTGGTGTACTTAACGGTCGCTATCGTGTATACATTGATCCGTATACAACTGGTAACTACTACACATTGGGTTACAAAGGTTCAAGCGCATTTGACGCCGGTATCTTCTATTGCCCATATGTACCACTGCAAATGGTTCGCGCAGTTGGCGAGAATACTTTCCAGCCTAAAATCGGCTTTAAGACTCGTTACGGTGTTGTTGCTAACCCATTCGCAAATGGTGCTACTGCAGGTCTCGGCGCTATCACAGAAGATAGCAACGTATACTACAGACGTGCAGTTGTTCAGAACATCA